ACCTGATAAAGTTTGGAATAAACTATCTGTTGCAGAAAAAGAAGTAGGTGGTATACCAAACTCTAGTGAAGATATAAAACAAGCTCATGCTGCTGCTATTGAAACTTATATTCAAGATCATGTTGGTATGAAACAAGACGGTACGTTTGGTGATTTATATTTTAATGATTTATTAAATGATTGGAGTAAATTTGATATAAACAGAAGAACTAAGTACGACGCAACTATAAGTTCTGGTTTAGCTATAATGGCTAACAACAGACATTTGTACGCTCCCAATGCTAAAATAGAAAAACCAAAATTAAATATACATATTTCTAAATATTCAAACAGAGGTAATATGTCTAAAATAATTAAAAAATAATATGAGTTACATAAACTTTCCAAGTCAAGTAGTTAGTGATGTAGAGAAGATAAGCTATGAATATGGTTTGCAAATAGCCAAAGCTATTCAACATGAGTGGTTTGGTGACGAAACTAATATGCACAGTCATAATAGTAGGTATAACAATATAAAAAATAACTTTCACAGCTTAAGACTTTACGCTAGAGGCGAGCAACCTATACAAAAATATAAAGATGAGTTATCTATAAACGGTGACTTAAGCTATTTAAATCTAGACTGGAAACCAGTTCCAATTATACCTAAGTTTGTTGATATAGTTGTTAATGGTATGGCGGAAAGATTATTTGATATAAAAGCATATTCACAAGATCCATATGGAGTAGCTAAGAGAACTGAGTACATGGAGTCTGTGTTAAAAGACGTTAGAACTCAAGAGTTAAACATGTTATCTAAACAAGCATTTGGAATACCTCTAAATGAAAATCCACAAGAAACTTTACCAGAAACAGAAGAAGAAGTAGCTTTGCATATGCAGCTAACTTATAAGCAAGCTATAGAAATAGCAGAAGAACAAGCTTTAAATGTTTTATTAGAAGGTAATAAATACGAGTTAACAAGAAAAAGAGTACTTAGAGATTTAACAGTTATAGGTATAGGCGCTACAAAAACAGAGTTTAATACTTCAGAAGGTGCTACAGTAAGATATGTTGATCCGGCTAATTTAGTTTATTCTTATACAGACTCTCCTTATTTTGATGATATATACTATGTTGGTGAAGTTAAAGAAATACCTATTAACGAATTAGTAAAACAATTTCCTCATTTAAAAAATGAAGATTTAAAAGAGATACAACAAAAAAGCAGTAACTATAACGGTTATAATAGAGGTTATAAGAAAAATAGACAAGACTATAATAAAGTTCAAGTTTTATACTTTGATTATAAAACTTATATGAACGAAGTGTATAAAGTAAAAAAGACTGGAACTGGAGCTGATAAAATTATACCTAAAAATGACAGCTTTAATCCGCCAGAAAATTTAGAGGGTGGTTACAGTAAAATGATGAGACAAATAGAGTGTTTGTTTGAAGGTGCTTTAATATTAGGTACAGAAAAACTTTTGAAGTGGGAAAAATCTCAAAATATGATGAGATCAAAAAGTGATTTTACTAAAGTTAAAATGAATTATAGTATTGTTGCTCCTCGTATGTACGAAGGTCGTATTGAGTCTTTAGTTAGTAGATGTACTGGTTTTGCAGACATGATACAGTTAACGCATTTAAAGCTACAACAAGTTATGGCCCGTATGATACCTGATGGTGTTTATCTTGATGCAGACGGTCTTGCTGAGATAGACTTAGGTAATGGCACGAATTATAATCCACAAGAAGCTTTAAATATGTTTTTCCAAACTGGATCCGTGATAGGAAGAAGCTTTACGTCAGAAGGCGATATGAATCCAGGTAAAGTGCCTATACAAGAAATAACTAGTGGTGCTGGTGGTAACAAAATGAATAGTTTAATACAAACATACAATTATTATTTACAAATGATAAGAGATGTGACAGGATTAAACGAAGCGGTAGATGGATCTAAGCCAGATAAATATTCTTTAGTTGGTGTGCAAAAACTAGCTGCAGCAAATTCTAACACTGCTACAAGACATATAATGCAATCAGGTTTATTTTTAACAGCAGAAATATGTGAAAAGCTTTCACTTAGAATATCTGATATTATAGAGTATTCACCTACAAAAGATGCTTTTATACAAGCTATAGGTGCTCATAACGTTGCTACTTTAGAAGAAATATCTGAATTACATCTTTATGATTTTGGTATATTTATAGAACTAGCTCCAGACGAAGAACAAAAAATGCTACTTGAAAATAACATACAAGCAGCAATAGCACAACAGTCTATAGATATAGAAGACGCTATAGATCTTAGAGAAATTAAAAACGTTAAACTTGCTAATCAACTTTTAAAGATAAGAAGAAAAAAGAAACTAGAAAGAGATCAAAGGATGCAGCAGGAAAATATAAGAGCACAAGGTCAAGCTAATCAAGAAACTGCTGCCGCTGCTGCTGAGGCAGAAGTTAACAAAAGAAAACAACTAGTTCAAACTGAAATAGAACTTGAAAGAGTAAAAGCGCAATTAGAATCTCAAAAAATGAGAGAAGAGTTAGAAATAAAAAGACAACTAATTGAAGCTGAGTATGGTTTTAAAATGAAAATAGCTGAATCAGATAAAGGTAAATCTGATAGAAAAGAAGTTATGAAAGAAGATCGAAAAGATGAAAGAACTAGAATACAAGCTACACAGCAATCACAACTTATAGAACAAAGAAACACAGGTGGAACACCTAAAAACTTTGAACGAGCAAGTGATGATATACTAGGTGGTCTTGGGATTTAAAAATTATTAATTATTATTATATTATATCATGGAAGAAAATAAAGAAAACGTAGTTGAAGAAACTACACAACAAGCAACTGAACAGGTTGATACAAGTAAATTTAAGTCTGCTGACGATCCTAATATTATAAAGGTAGATTTAACTAAACCACCAACACCAAAAGAAAATGAAACTAAAGAAGATAACGCTAACGACAGCGGAGTGGTTGCAGAGTCTAAAGATGCCAAGCCCACAGAAAAACAAGAAGAAGTACAACCGAAAAGCGAAACACAAGAAACGCCAGTACTAGAAGAAGTTACAGAACAAGAAGTAAAAGAAATAGCTGAACAAGTTGAAGAGGCTGTTATTGAAGCTGAAGCTACTGGAGAACCATTACCAGAAAACATACAGAAGTTAGTTGAATTTATGGAAGAAACTGGTGGTGATTTAAACGACTACGTAGCTTTAAATAGAAATTACGATGAGTTAGAAGATCAAGATTTACTGTATGAGTATTATAAATCGACTAAACCTCATTTAAATAATGAAGAAATTAATTTCCTTATGGAAGATCAGTTTTCTTACGATGAAGACACAGATAACGAAAAGGAAATACGAAGAAAAAAATTAGCGTTAAAAGAGCAAGTTGCCAGCGCTAAAAGCCACTTGGACGGGCAAAAGTCCAAATACTATGAAGAGATTAAAGCTGGTTCAAAGCTTACACCTGAACAACAAAAAGCTATAGATTTCTTTAATAGATACAACAAGGAAGAAGCAACACGTCAAAAAACATTAGAAGATAATACTTCTACTTTTATGAATAAAACTAATAAAGTTTTTAACGACAAGTTCAAAGGTTTTGAATATAACATCGGTGATAAAAAGTTTAGGTATAATGTAAAAGATGTTAATAAGACTAAAGAGTCTCAAAGCGACATTAATAATTTTGTCAAAAAGTTTTTGAATAAAAATAACGTAATGGAAGACGCTGCGGGATATCACAAAGGATTATATACCGCTATGAATCCTGACGCTATAGCAAAACATTTTTACGAGCAAGGTATGGCTGATGCTATGAAAAATAGTATTGAAAATGCTAAAAACGTAAATATGACAGCTAGACAATCTCATGGTGAGGTTGAGGCAGGTGGAATTAAAGTTAGAGTTTTAGGTGATAATACTGCTGATTTCAAGTTTAAAATTAAAAACAAAAATAAATAACAATTTAAAATTACAAAATTATGGCAATTACAAATGGTCCTTTGTTGAATAGTGTACCTGCTCCTGTAGCACAAGCACTATCTTCAAATTACATTGATTTTACTGCGACAGCTACTGCTGGTTGGGCGCAGCAATACCTGCCTGACTTAATGGAAAAAGAAGCTGAGGTTTTTGGACCTCGTACAATTTCTGGTTTCCTATCACAAGTTGGTGCAGAAGAGGCTATGACTTCTGATCAAGTCATCTGGTCTGAACAAGGTAGATTACACCTTTCATTTAAAGGTCACGTTGAATCAAACGCTGGTGGTACTGCTTCTGGTGGACAAATTGAATTAGAAGTTGACATTGATGGAAGAGCTGTTACTTCTGGACAACTTCCTATTAGAGTTAACGATACTATTATTGTAGCAAACTCTGAAGGTGTTGCTAGATGTATCGTTGAAGCTGTTGGTAACACTATTATAGATGTACAACCTTACGGTGAAGCTTCTTTAAATGCTTTAAACATATCAACTACTGGTGGTTCTCAAACTACAACTATATTAGTTTACGGTTCTGAGTACGGTAAAGGTATGAGTTATTTAACAGCTGGTGATGGTGCAGCTACAGATACTAGAGGTTCTAATGAGCCACAGTTCACTACGTTTACTAACAAACCAATTATTTTAAAAGACTACTACGAAGTATCAGGTTCTGATGCGTCTAGAGTTGGTTGGGTTGAAGTTGCTGCTGAAAGCGGGCAATCAGGTTACTTATGGTACTTAAAAGCTGAAGCTGACACA